ATGAAGCAGATTGTAACAATCACTGGTGAGAACTTGAACATCGTAACAAAAAACGTAGAGGCTACAGCAGCTACCCAGAAGACCAAGGCGCAGATGCGTCTCGAAGCTCTTAAGGCTGCAGGCGTTGATACTAGTAAATATTTCCCTCTCGGTGACGACCAGCTTATCAAGATCGAAAATGGCGCAGCAGTTCCTGTAGACATGGACGATGCGACCATCGATGCTGTAGGCAAGCAGATTGTCGAGGGTGGATACGTAAGTAACTGGAAGCTCTTCCGTCGTTGGGTGATGAGCCAGATGTTTCACATGTTGCGAGACATGGAGAAGGACGGCAAGTCATTCAACGAGGTGTTGCAGAAGAAAGGCTACGAGTACCAGTGGCGCATGTTGGAGAACGAGCTGTATGCTCAGATGAAGATGTGTGACCACAAGGACTACGAGAATCTCAAGGCGAGAAACCGCTGGTTCAACGGAGTTGTAGCACACGACATGGCTATTGACTACATCAGCAAGCTCCGCAGCTATATCGACGACAAGTGCATCTACACTGTCAAGGAAGACAAGGATGGAAACAAGAAGAAGGAAGACAAGGATGGAAAAAAGAAGAAGACATACAAGCATACCTGCAAGGGTAATCCTTATATCCGTCTTCAAAACGAAAACATCTTCGTCGCTGACTTGGAGAGAAAGGTATACAATCCTCTCCGTGACCTTGCCAACAAGATGAGTGCTGTAGAAACCTACAAGGAACTCTACGATGCCGTTCGCAAGTTCAACAAGAACCGCAAGCATCTCGCGTGGGATACCAAGCAGGCTGATGCGTTCATTACTGCCTACAAGGGTTCAGGTTCCTACTACACGATGAGAAACCTCATCATGTTCCACGGAGCAAGATTCCTGAAGAACGGACGAAAGATGTCAGAGACAAATTCTCTGAAGGAACTTGAGTCTAAAGCCAAGCTCTACGATGAAGAGGGTTGGAAGATGCTCGGTGTACTCAAGCAGCTTATCAAGGACAATAATATCAGCGTCCAGGGCAAGATTCTTGAATGGAAGAAAGCCAAGAGCGAGAATAAGTAATCATCAGTAAGACGTAAGGTTCGCCGCCTGAAGAATGGTGGCCCGGCAGCAATTCACAAGAGCTTCTTCAACGAAGGATCTCCTCCAGTCACTACTGGAGGTAATCCTTCGAGCTAAAGCTCTCTAGATCGAACTTATAGAGTAAGGCGCCAGCCGGGGACCATTCTAGCCAAAAGTCGGTTACTGATTCGGTAACCGATTCAATGTTTAACCAAATAAAATGAGGAATTATGAAGAAGATCAAGAAGATAATCTATGTAGACAAGCTTACTCCAGCACCCCTTGACAACAAGAATGTCATGCTGGACTGGTGGGAAGAGAATATGTTCGACGACGGAAGCTACGCATTCTCAGGTAATACGTATCTAGGATTCATTGCCGGTGTTCCGGTAATGGCCACCGTAAAGAACAATGTTGTCGAGCTGAAATGCATCCCGCAGCCCTACAGAAGCACGGACAAGCTTGATGATTTCGGAAATGCAGTCATAAAAAACTTGACTGAAGACGAATGTCACCTAACGACCTACATGGTTCCGGCGTACAAGCAGTACATAGATGACGAGCGTGAGGGAGACGCAAAACTACTAATATCGTTCTCCATCTACGAAGATGAAGCTACGATTTCATTCCACTGGAATGTACCGAAAGATTAGCCAAAAGGTCAGTCGTTAGCAGCGGCTGACTACTCATATCATAACTAAATTTTGTTTAAATGGTTCAAAGCCGGTCTGTCGTGAGACACGCCGGTTTTTTGTTCGCAAAGTTTAACCAATCAAATTAGAATTATGAGTAGAAATTACTGGACATTAGGTAAGGAAGGAATGAAGACTCGTCTGTCAAAGGCACAGGCAGCTTACGAGAACGCATTAGAGAACGTCAGCGACTTGCATGTCAAGATCAGCGATGGCAACACAAAATTGGGAGCTATCCCATCCGTGTCGCTCATTCCGGTCATGGATTGCGGTAACTGTTCAATCTGCTCCAAGAGCTGCTACGACCTGCGCAATGACATGATTTACAAGGAGGTCATCAAGACGAGAGCTATCAATTCTGCAATCTACCATGAGGATCCCGAGCGATACTTCAAGGAAATAGATGGGTATCTCGACTACCGATTCCCTCGTGCATTCCGATTCCACATCGGTGGTGACATCCAGGATAAATGGTATCTTGACAAGATGTGCGAGATTGCTCGCAAGCATAAGGATACCAAGTTCCTGGCGTTCACGAAGATGTTCGATGTGTGTAACGAGTATCTCGATGAGGGCAACGTCATTCCTGAGAACATGCACATCCTATTCAGCGGATGGCTTGGTCTCAAGATGGATAACCGCCACGGATTTCCGGAGGCGCATCCTATCTTCGAGAGCGGAACGTCTGCTCCGGAAGGAACACGTCTGTGTACCGGAAACTGCACAGAGTGTCTGAAGGAAGATAGGTTGTGCTGGTCTATCGGGAAAGGACAGGCGGTAGGATTCCTCGCACACTAGCCAAAATCCTCGTCGAAATGACGGGGTACTATGTCTAACCAATTAAAATTTGTGAATTATGGCAACAGCAAGAAGAGGTACAAGAATGCTCAAAGCTTCCGACATTATGAAAAGAAAGGGCATTGTCCAGAAACAGATGGACATGAACAAGTTCAACGAGGTTATAGAGAATTTCTTTATGACCCACGAGCCTAAGGATACGATTCTCCTTACGCCGAAGAGATTCATCGAGATGGATAACCCGCCAGAAGGAGACTTCATCGACTATCTCGATGTCAGCGTGTGGGAGAAGAAGAGTGAGGATCCGGATGACCCGTTCGACTTCATCGACTATCAGTTCATGAAGAAGAACGGGATGCTTCGTCCTATCCTTGTAGTGAACGAGCCTTTCATCGGCAATGCTGCCGGGTGGCTGAGAGACTTTTGCGGATTCACTGTGAAGAGCAGAACACGAAAGAAAAAGAAAGAATATATCGTGTCTCTGCCGGTGTAAAGCCAAACAAGGCGTGGAACATTATTGTTTCACGCTCCCAGTATTAACCAATTAAAATTTATGAATATGACTGATATTGAAAGAGTAAAGAGATTCGCATCCGAGAATGATTACCCAGGTGAGACATTGGACACAATAAACTGCTTCCGCAGACACAGTAAAACTCCAAAGGAAGACCTCGATAGCCTGGACAAGGCAACCGATGAGGACTGGCTAGGTCTTATCGATGAGTACGAGGGCAATGGAATCAACTGGAAGGGAGAGTTCTCGGACGTTAACGGAAACAGCGTAACGCTTGGCGACAAGGTTATATGGAACAATCCGGATCCTGATGATTTCGATAAGTGGTACGAGAATTTCAAGATATGCACCGTAGATGATATATCAGGAGACCGAATATCACTCAAGGACGATGACGGAGATACGTTCGATGTAACCGAGGATGAATGTACTTTAGTTCGAAAGCTTGACTACAAGCTCTATGAGGACGAGAAGTATCACTATGGAGTGTGTGGGATGCTCCAGGATATCGAGAATGCCCGCACAATGACGAGCTATATACACGATGACGACCTCAGATGGAAGCTTGATGCTGCGTGCAGATGGTTCAAGGAACACATTGAGGCTGAGATTGCCAATCATATCGTAGAGAACCAGTAAGCCAAACAAGCCTGCCGGGAACGGTGGGCATCAAGTCAAACCAAAATATTAAGATTATGGATAGAAAAGTATTGAAAGACAAGATTGACGAGTTGCGTTCAACGGCAAAGATGGAACTTGCATGCACCATCCGTGAGATAATGAGAGAGCACAATGTGCAGAAGAAAGAACTTGGCTGGCCTGTAGTAGTCAACAATAGCAGTCTTGTAGATATTGTAGAGTTAGGTAGTGGTGATACCGATATCCCGGTTTTCACCATAAGTGTCGGTGCCGGCTATTATAAAGAACCTCACAAGGTAGGTGCATTGGACGATTGCGTATCGGTCGAGCTACTCGCTGATATTGCGACCGGGTTGAATAACGAACTGAGTGGATACGTCAGCACTTATGTGGCAAAGTACAGATTCATCTATGAAGACGGAACTACTGCTGACATGGATGAGCCTTATGTATTCCTTGCAGAATCAGAAAGAGATGCCAAAGATAAGGCAGATGACTATGCAGAGGTATGGAATGACTGGAATGAAGATACGATAGAACTCGTATCAGTCGAGAAGCAGACTGCTTCGGAAGGTTAAATTAGCGTTAAAAACGGCAAAGACGATGGTTTATATTATAAACTTTTCGTATCTTTGCCACTAGTAACCAAAATTATAGAATTATGACAGAAGAAATAAGAATCAAGACAAGAGATTGGGAGAGACTTCTGAGCTACACTCAGCAGCAGAAGTACAAGACTGCCATCAAGCAGGGGTGGTTCGCCAATTATCACAGCAACGCCTGGAGGCATGACACGTTCTATGGCGCATACATCTGGAAATATCCGAAGCTTATTAAGGTTGTAAGAATGTTCGAAGAGATGCTTGGACATAAGCCATTATGGGAAGATATCACCGACGACAACCTCCGTGACCTCTTCGAGAAGATCCAGGAGAACTACGCTCCTAACTCGGCAAGAACCGTATGTGCAACCATCAAGGCTGTGATACGTGAGAACGATGCTACCAGGGAAATTCCTAGTCCTACGTTCGGCAGAATACTTAGAGCGAAGGCTGTACCGGTCCAGTCTGTATATCTCTCTGATGAGGAGATAAACAGAATCATAAAGTACAACCCTCACGGGAAAACAAAAAGATATGTTCAGAGAATGTTTATCATGGAATGTCTCTGTGGCGCACGTTACAGCGACTGCCAGAGAATGACGGAAGAGAACATAGATGATACCGGACACTTCCTCGTCTATGTTACTCAGAAGACAAAGACCGAGGTAAGGGTTCCTCTTCACAAGAAGCTACGTCCGTTCCTCGTATGCGGTACTGGTGACGAGCCTCTTCCGGGTGAGATAGGTGAAAGGACGTTCAATAGAGCACTCCGCGATATCTGTCGTGACTGCGGAATAGACACGAATACAAAGGTGTTCAAAGCCGGAAAGGAAGAGACTGGAAAGAAGTATCGGTTCGTATCATCCCATACCGGCAGACGCTCGTTCGCAACGAATCTCTCAAAGAAGGGAGTGCCTCTTGAGCAGATTGCCGTCATGATGGGACATACAAGTAACGGTATGCCTAATATACAGATGACACAGCGCTACATTGTCGGTAAGACCGAGATTGACAGCAATACACTGAGATTGTTCGGCGTCTATGAAGAAGACCTCGATAACGGTCTAGATGAGGATTAAGCTAAAACTGGAGGTGGTTAGCTGCCATCTCCTGCCATTGTTTAACCAATTAAAATAATGAATATGGTAGAAGATTATACAGAAGAAGAGTTGAATAAACTCATCAATGAGTGTCGGAAGAAGTACGAAAAGCTAGAAAAGGAGACCGTTATGAAGGCTCTGACTGGCGAGATTGGTACGAACTCCGCAATGGTGGAAGAGTTGGAGATTCTCAACATCCACTATCACGATGAAATGGATGAGTACGACATCACTGCACCTGACCTGAATCCTGACCTTATCGAAAACTTCAAGATGGCAGAGCGTGATGGCAAGAACGTCATCTTCGAGGCACAGGAATATCTTAAGATCCTCGGAATGTGCGAAGAAATGTTCAACCAGAAGCTATGGGTCAACGAAGATGGCCACATATGCGATGAAGAAGGTAATAGACTTTCCGCCGACAGAGAGCATCGTGTTTTCGAAGTTGTTAAGTGCGGAAAATAAGATATTTCTAGTTTTTCATAGCTAGATTTGTTTAAATGAGCGTCCTCTCTTGCCCGTGAGGGTAGGAGGGGATTTTTTAAACCGGCCCCGATTAGCAAAAAATAGGGAGCTTCGGCTCCTGCCAATTAATAACTTTTAAAAAATAAGAATTATGGCAAATTGGGCATCAACAAGCTATCATATTGAAGGCAACCAGAAGGACCTTCAGAAGTTGAACAACCTTTGCAAGGCGTTTATGAATAAAGAACGTCCTGTAATGGAGGAAGGAGCGTCTGAGAACTGGGAAGGAAATATCATCCTGGCTCTTGGCGAAGAAATCGGTGACAACTACATTCGCGGATTTATCCATACATGCGAGTTATCAGACGGCCTATTAAAAATTTGTGCAGAGGAGGCATGGGGAGCAACGGACTTCAATAAGTTCCTCGAAAAACACTATGACGGCATGAAGGTGTATTTCATAGTGGAAGAGGAAATGTGTGAGGTCTATGCTACAAACGACGCAGAAGGGAAGTACTTTAATAGTCGCTCTACATTAACTTCGTATGTAGACGGAAAATATCACAGAGAAGAGTTTAAGAATAAAAACGAGGCATTAAAGTATGCAGCGAAACTCATTGGTCGTGATTCTGTCACAAAGTTAGAAGTTGCAAAGTGGAATGAGGAACGCAAGAATAAAGGCGTTTTTGAATACATAAACATCAATGGATGTGATATTATTGACGAGTAATAATTTAAGCCCTCGACAACACGGTTAAGTCTTTAACGTATGGAAAGAAAAACAAAACATATTACCCTTCTTGATCACGGCAAGACCATGCTATACGACTTTAGCAAGTGCGATAATTATATAGAGGCGATTCTTGCGGACTACATAGATTGTACAACGGATGAGCAATTAAAGGAATCGATTTCTCTCTGTTTTCCAGATAACGTTTCTGATCAAGAAAAAGTATTTGGGAATCTGAAATCGAAATTTTCGAAAATTATTCCCGGTAGAAGAAAGGTATATTATGTGTCCGTCTACAACGAGAACAATGAAAGGGTAGCGGTTATCGGTAGCAACCTGTTCGGTAGTGGTTTGTTCTATGCAAGACTAAGAGTTGATGCGGATTTGTTTGGCAACAAAGAGGAAGCCAAGGAACTGATAAGGAAAGTAAAATCAAATGGAGTTTGCAATAAGCTGAGATATTTCGATAAGGCGAAGGTTCCATCCGATATACAATACAAGGTAACAGAATGGAAGTTCTAGGCCACAAATAGCCGCTTATCACTTAACAGATAGGCGGCTATTTTATTAAGATAACCACCGAAAAAGCAACGAAAATCACACTTTTTTCTTAAACTACGTTAATTGTAAATATTCTGTACTTTAATGAATATCTAAATTAGCAGATTTTACACTATACGAAACCTTTAGCTATACCATTATCTTCAAAACGTTTGTCCTCGCTTTTTACTTTAATAAGTTCGGTTTATGGCATAAACTAAACTATTGCACGGAATAGAAAATCGTAGTATCTTTGCAGTGCTTGTTAGGAGTAACGCACTAAACAGCGGACATATGAGTATAATTAAGTGAATATTCACTTCCCTATACAACCCTATCCAGAGTTCGGAGCGTTACACGAACAAAGGATAGGGTTTTCACTTTTCCTATTCCTTTGTTTGATTAAACAGGTAGTCTTGGTGGATTGTCGGCTAAATACACTCGTCTACACAGACTTTAAACCCACGTCACAAGAGGTGCATGGTGACACCGCAGGAACTGAAGGCAGAAGGCGGGCAGGGCTAGGCGTACCTAGAAAGCTGCTTAGATTAGGTGCTGTACGATTTGGCAACCGATCCGACCGAAGGGGCTCATTATACTGGGTTCATGTAACTTCGAGTGGAATATTCCTACCAAGCTCTCATCGTTTCAATGACTGATGGGGGTAAGGGGGAGAACCACTCTCTCAGAGGTCTATTGCCTGTTTCATATAACCTTTTTTTAAAAAAAAATATTAATATCATAAATTGTAGAGATTATGAAGTATGATACAAGACAGATAGGAATAAAGTTCCCTGACGGCTTGCTCGTAGAGAAATGTAAGATGACACTTGACGAGCTTACCAGCCGTCGATTGGCGTTAGGTAACAAATACCGGGAAGATATGAATGATCTGGCAACCGAGTACGCAGTAAGAAATTCCAAGTTTCGTGTTGGAGATATTGTAAAAGTCGGAATCGGTAGTCCTATATATGAAGATATACCTTGTGAGATTATAGAGGTGTTTGGTAGCTATAAAGCAATGATGGCACAAGGACGCCCGGCTATCATGTATGTTGTCCAAGATTACAATTACAGAGAATGTCACAAGGTTGCGCAAGATCAGATTGTCTGCAAACTTTCATAATGTCAGGAATATGACATTTAGTTAAATACTACAAACATTAGTAACATGGCAAGAATAACAAGAAACAAAGCTGCCGAGATACTTGGAGTATCAAGACAGACTATCAGCAACTACATCAAGGAAGGCATCCTAGGAAGCTACGTAGGCGAACACGGCATCCTGTATGTCAACAGCGAGGATATCGAGAAATATGCTCAGAAATACAAGATGATTGCAGCAAACGAGAAGATGATTGACGAGAAGCTCAAGGAAGTCGAGTATCGCAAGCGCGCAATCAACGTAGAGCTCACTGAACTGAGAGACAGAGCTACCGCAAACGGCAAGCTGGCTGCAAACGCCGTAGGCATGCTGTTCGGTGTAATCAACACAATGTCGCATCTTGGTGTATTACCGAATCTTACCTATCGTGAGTCCAATCTTCTCAAGGACATAATTAACGGAATGACCTATGACGAGCTGTCAATCAAGTACGGCGTGTCTGCAACGAGAATCAGGCAGATTATAGACAAGACTTGCAACAAGCTTACCTACAACGAGAATATTGTCATTGCTGAGCTCTCAACGAACAGAACCTTGCAGTATGAGGTTGAGCGCCTGAAGAAGGTAATCAAGTCGCTACAGGTAAGCTTCGACGAATACCGGCGCGCGAAAGGTGACAAGCCTGTCAGTAGCGCAGTTCTTCCTCCGCTGATCCTTTCTAGGGATATAAAGGAATGTGGCTTCTCTGTCCGCATTCTGAATGCACTCAAAGGCTTCGACGTATATACCGTAGGCGACTTGGTTCGTAATCTCCGGGGAAGGTCAGAGCTTATGAAACTCAGGAATCTCGGCAGGAAGAGCGTCTGGGCTATCCTTGACTTCGTTGAGGAAAACAATCTCGACTTCAAGGAGAACGGAGAGTCTGAGGAAGACTTCTATATCAGGCTCAATAACAAGTTGTCAAACCAAAAAGATTAAGTATATGAAAATAAGACTAAACAAGAGTGCTGGCCGTCTGGAAATCAGAACCAAGAAGAGGATAATAGCCTTCAGCTGTGATATTCTGAAAGGTTCTTATTACCTAGTCCCAACTGTAAGATTTGACGTCAGTAGGGCATATGGAGAGAAGAGCATCTGGTTATTCTTCCTAGGTGCTTTTGTGTTGATTGATATTTTTAAAATAAAAGACTAAGTATATTTTTTTAATTTTTAAACATTATGAGTGTAAAAAACATTATTTTGGCATCAGTACTCGCAATAGTAGTACTCGCCGCAGGTTCAGTTATCGGTTGTTATTTCCATTACAACAACCAGGAAATCTCACTTCGCCAGCAGTCAGAGGCTCAGCGTGGCAAGATTGAGGGTGTTCACGACAAGATGTGGAAGGTTCTTCAGCAGAAGGCACAGGTTACGGATGAGTACAAGTCCGCATTCGAGTCCATCTATCCGAAGCTTATCGAGGGCAGATATTCAAAGGGAGACGGCTCGCTTATGAAGTGGATCAAGGAAAGTAATCCTAACTTCGACGTTTCGCTATACAAGGACCTCATGCAGTCCATAGAGATTCAGCGCTCCGAGTTTCAGACATCACAGGAGAGGATGCTCGATATCATCCGTGAGCACGAGACGCTCGTGAAGACATATCCGGCGAAGTGGTTCGTATCTGATACCAAGCCTATTGAATACAAGGTTATCTCCTCATCCAAGACAAAGATGATCATGCAGCTTGGAGAGGATAACGACGTAGACCTGTTCAAGAAATAACAGCTTATGGAAATATTCATATTTCTAATCCCATTCGTGGTTGCTGCTTTCCTGTTGATTTTCTTCAGGAAGCAGACCACCTGGTGGGAATACGCAGTACTCATTGTTCCATCCATCCTCATAGGTATCCTCATGGAGTTCGTGTTCAAACAGTCAAATGCTGCTGACACGGAGTATCTCGGAAGCTACGTGACAAGAATCCGTCATTACGATGCCTGGAATGAGTACATACACCGCACGTGTACAAGGACCGTTGGAAGCGGAAAGAATCAACGTACGGAAACATACGATTGTTCGTACGTAGACAATCACCCTGAACGTTGGACATATTTTGATGCTAGGAACAAGGAAGAATACTTCATGACCGACAACGAGTTTAATGTAGTCAGAAAGATTCTCGGAACCAAAAGCGTGTTCATTGATATGCACAGGGATTACTACACTAAGGATGGCGATGCTCAGGAATGGGCGTGGGATGGTTCCATTGAAAACTCGTACACATTATCTTCTGAGCACGATTATAAGAATAAAGTGAAAGCCTCACGTTCTATTTTCAAGTTTGAGGATATTGATTATCAGCAGGCACGAAAGCTTGGACTGTTCGAGTATCCGGATATCGTTCTTTATGACCAGAACCCTGTGCTTGGACTGAAGATCCCGAAGAATCAGGAGAAGGCGATGAGATGGCTGAACGGATACTATGGCGAGCGGAAGCAGTTTAGGGTATTCGTCCTGTTCTTTACAAACAAGCCGGAAGAAATCGTCGAAAAGCAACGGTCTTACTGGCAGGGCGGCAATAAGAATGAACTTGTCGTGTGCGTCGGTATTGACAAAAACAAGAATGTCAAGTGGTGCAACGCATTTTCATGGTGTGATAGCCCGGTCGTAGGCGTTAAGAGTAGAGACTGGTTTATGAGCAATCCTGTAAATCTCGAAAAGTACGCCGAGTATATCGGTCCGATTGTAGAAAAGGAATGGCACAGAAAGAACTTCGAGGATTTTGATTATCTTACCATAGAGCTTACCGACGGGCAGTACTGGGCTATCATTGTTCTCCTGCTGATATTCAATATTGTAATGAGCTCCTGGATTATTTCTAACGATTATAAAAACGATTTGTAGCGTATGAAAGAAAGATTAAAAATGATTTTCGACCGCATCGACATCTTTGTCGTGTGCATTGTCATCGGGCTATGCTTCTGTATTGTGGAAGCCTTTCTTGGAATCTGGAACATGTTTGCTGATTGCTTCTTCATAACTTTCCTTGCTACCGAATGCTGCTACATCCTCCGCTGCAAGGAGAAGCTTCAAATAGAGCTGATAGAGACAAAGGAGAAGCTGAAGGAGGCAGAGAAGAATGCAAATGATAATCTCTTACAGCTGCATCAATATTCAAGATATGCTAGTTTAGTATGCCAGTACAGGAATTTATGGAGAGAAAAATGCCGCTTAGCGGAGGCTAAGGTTCTCTACTGTAAGAGAAAGCTTACTACAAGTGGCCTATTGGAACATATGAGGATTCGCGAGGAAAATATAGCCGATATCGAAAAATGTATCCAACGAAATATAGTCGATTTCGAAAAATGTATCCAACGAAAAAAAATGACGAATACAATAAAAGCATGAACAACAAGTAATTTCTTGCGTATCTCAGTTTTTTTGTATATTTGTATCTGAATGCTGTATGTGAATTAAGGCAGAGCACTATTTCGCTGCTACTCTCTTTCCCGGCGTCTGACACTTACCCTATGTCGACGCCGGGTTTTTCTTTACTGTTTATTCAGATAGTCGATGACTTTTCGGTTCGCCTCGTCTATCTTCTTATTGTCGAACTGAATATAAAGGTCAGTGGTTGAGGAATCCCACTCGCTATGACCTAGAGCCTTACCGATAACTTCCTTCGGGATATCAATACTCGCCGCTATGGTAGCCCAGCTTCTTCTGGCAGTATACCATACTATATCCTTGTGAAGTGGCTTGATTTCTTTCTTGATCAAGGCGCCACGCTTGTTTTTCTTCATTTCTGTTGGTCCGATTCTCTTCAGATAATCTCCTAGCGTTCTCCTGAAGCTTGATTCCTTCGTTCCATCATCAAGAATGCACAGAAGATGGTCCTTTCCCTTATACTTCTTAATAATTTCCATAGCTTCCGGCTCAACCTTGATGTCGTAGAGTCTGCCGGTCTTGTTGCGCTTGTATTGAATGCGCCCTTTCTTGATGCAGTCGTCAGGAAGTTCGAGCAGGTCGGACAGGTTGATGCCTACAAGGTAGAACCCGAGCATGAACAAGTCACGGTACTTCTCCATGAAAGGTTCAACCGGGAAGTCGCGATACTCCCTCATCTCCTCGGCACTCAGATACAGGTACTGCTGACGCTCCGTCTTGATGGAAAACTTACGGAAAGGATATTTGGTGGTAATCTCATTATCTATGGCCCAGTTGAACACCGTACGTATGTTTCTGAGGTCGATGGCTATTCCACCGCTCATGCGGCCCTTCAGAAGCTCATGCGCCTGGAATCTTTCGAGCCAGTCCCTGTCGATGTTGTCGAAATCCGCATGCTCATCGAAGGATTCAATTCTCTTCTTTGTTCTTAGAAATATCTCCTTGGTGCTGTCCTTGGCCTTGGTCTTGATGAACTCATCGATGTAGTAGAGGATATTCTTCTCTACAGATGCAGCCCTTCCGTTGATGATGGCTTTGATTTCGTCCTTCATCCTTGCTGCCGGAAGATCACCGTTCATATAGACATATTCTTCCACGGACGCAAATAGCCTTGCTAGCATGGCCGTCTTGGCTCTTGCGTTCGGAACACTCTTCGGGAATACCATCCCGCTGAACTTGACGGTACTCGTGATGCCGGTATAGACCTGGAATCTCTTTCCCTGATAACTGATGATGAAGAAAACCTTTAGGGACTTTCCTTCAACGTACGTCTTGATGCTATTCATACTTACTCACAGATTTTACTCACAACTCAATTTTACTCACATATTACTCACAAAACTACTCACATTGGCGTACATTATGCACGATTTTGTACCTATTTTGTGGGTGAAAATGATGATTTTTGATTATGTTTTTATAGTGAAAAACGATGTAAGTGGTTGATTATCAATACTTGAGCGAGATACGGGAGTCGAACCCGCCTCACAGGCTTGGGAAGCCCGTGCACTACCGATGTGCTAATCTCGCGAAGGAAAATACTAACTCCTTTCACAAGAAAGAGCCACGAGCGGGACTCGAACCCGCGACCCACGCATTACGAATGCGTTGCTCTACCAACTGAGCCATCATGGCTTTTTGCCCGAAAGCAGATGCAAAGGTAATGAATATTTTTTGAAATAAGAAATTATTGCCTAAACTTTTCTTGTGGTTAACTCTTATTAACTAAAGTTCGTTGGTTGCTATACCGGGTTCATAATAAAAGAGGGATTATCGCCAGTGGATAGTCCCTCTTCAGA